TTAGGGATGCATAGATAGCAGACCTACGACTACCACCTTGCATAACCTTCTGACCTATAGAATTAATCATCTGCATCTTAGGTATCGGCCCAGAAGCTATACCTCCTGTACCTTTCAAGGTTTGTCCTTCAGATCTATACACAGAGTAATCCACACCAATACCACCTCCTGTCATCAGACAAGACTCAGACTTCCAAGACAGGTTAGCCCAATCTTCTCTGGTATCCTCCTCTGCTTTAAGTAGATAGCAGTTATTAAAGAACTTCTTATCTCTTCCTGCATAGTAGAGATACCTACCTCCCGGCAAGAACCTGAGATTGGAGATATGATCTATCAATGCTTCCTTCTCATCCTTACTCAGATTGTTTTGACATACATCCTCTACCAGTGTACAAGCCAACTCATGAAAAGTCTCTGCTCCCTCATGGGAATACTTAGTATAAAAAATATCTTCACTAAACTTAGATCTGAATTGTGGATTACGATTTGACTTGAACATGTTTTCCCCTCTCTATTAAATCGTTGAATAGATCTGCTTGTTTATCTTCTTCTGGATACTCTAATTCTAAAAGCAGTTGTGCATAATGTATTACTTTTAGTATATCTTCCTTACCCTCTCCTTTCTTATTATGTCTGGTTATATATTTTACAATGTTAGCTTCACATGTATTTAAATTATTATAATGAGAATAAACTGTAGGTTGGATAGCACAATCTTTATAGTGATCACCTCCTACTTGTATATCAAGTGGATTTATTTTAGTAGATAAGGGAACTAAATTTTCTTCTGACATTTTCTACATCTCCTGATTGAATAACTTCATATGCAAAACTCCTTACTTTTTCTGGCTCAAGTCCAGCATAATAACAAATAGTTTTAAATTCTTCACATGTTACTCCTACTGAAGAAAAAATCCAAGCGTGTGCCTGATCCCTATTTCGTTTGATCTCTTTAGATTCATCTTTAACTTTTGGTTTGGTAACATCAAGTAAGGCTTGTAGAATAACAGCTAGGTAAAGACTTACCTCGCCATCTTTATTAGTCATATCATATAAAGATTCTGTAGTCGATACATTAATTAGAGTCAATATATAATTGAACTGGCCTATAAAACTTACCGCCTACATAATTATTATAGTAAGCTGGTTCTTCAGTTCCCTCAAGTGTAGAAGTTAATACATTATATTTCATTTGATAATAACATTCATAGTATCTAAGACTACGTTTATTTTTAAACTCCGCTAATATTTTAAACTTAAACTTTTCTTTACCAATCTTTTTTATATCTTCCAGTAAATGTTTAGAAGATCCCATATAAGTCTGCCAATTAGATTCTGATTTCTTTTTACCTTTTTTATAATTAAAGTATTGCTTACATCCTATGTAAGCTTTACCTGTTTTATTGTTTGTAATACAATATACAAATCCAAATTGAGTTAGGTCTGGTTTGCTTTTACATTCCCAATGCATTACCAATTAACTACTTCAGGGACATCAGGTTCTTTGCCAACTTGCACCAAGTATCTTTTACCTTTTGCATATTCAAAGACACGTATTCCTCTTCCTTGGTTAACATCCGACCAACATTCCTTTTTGTGACCACAATAAACACAACCAAAGGGAAGTTTAAGATTACCAGACTTGCCATCAGGTACAGGAGTATAGCACCTATCAGGGATATTACCATTAGTAACCATTCCTTTAAGAAATTTAACCCTTGCACCAGCATTAATCATCTCCATTGAATGTACAGGAGTTAAGCATATCTCTCCAGTGGATTTATCTATAGCTAGGAAAGCTGCTTCATCAACCCCATTAGCTTCAGCATAAGCTGATATCTGAGCTATGTATCCGAAGGGATCTTCCTCCAATAAATTATTATTTTTAAACTTTTGAAAGCTGGCAGTTGAAGCACTCTTACAATCAACAAGAACATCATCTATCATAGAATCCTGATGACCTACTATACCTTCAACTTCTACTTCTTTCTGCTGATCAGTTACTTTATGACCAGCTATCGAGGCACATAATAATAACAATTCTTCAAGAATATATCCATATAAAAATTTAATTCTTGTACTTGGTTTAAGAGGAATAGCATCCTTCTTAGTATTAACATCATACCATAACTGCCTATCAGGTTTACCAATAGCAGACAATCTTAGATTGCCATAGTCTCTTGGTTTCTCATAAAGAAATTCTTTTATGTGAACCTTCAGCATGTTTCCAAAATTATCTATATGTTTATCTACTTCTTCTTCCTTCATCTTAATAGGATCAAGAGAAAATAAACTATAAATATCTTCAACTAGTGTATCTATTTTTTTCATCATAAAAAATGGGGATGAATAACGACTTATGTTACTCACCCCCAAGTCTCCTTTAGGGTTTAAGACGCAAAAGCTAAGTCATTTGCTTCTTCATTAATGTAGCCTCCTTTGACCACATCAAATTCATCAACATTATATTCTACTAAGTCTACTACTTGTACAGCATTGAGATAGCCTTTAACTCCTCCTCCATACTGTGTGTAGGCTACAGGATTATAACTCGCATTAACCTTTGAGCCATTTCCCACACGTTTATTAGTTGGAAAAGGATTACGTTCAGAATCTTTTACAGATATAGAACGATTAGAACCATCTCTTGTTCGGGCATACTGTTTCAGGGTAACGAAGTCTCCCCTTTCATCGCCCTTATTTTTAATCGTAAGGCCATCACTCTCTGCAATCTTTTTATTCTTGGCAGTAAGATTACAAATTTCTATACTCCATTCACCATCAGGATTGAATTTTGTATTTGGAGTAATGATATGCGCCCAATAAGCTTCACCTGAAATAACACTCATAATTAATTCCTTTCTTTAGATAATAACATTAAGATAACAACATATTATTTACACGTTATAAATTTTTCTTTGAAAATAACCTCCTTTAATTATTAATACATCTATTATATCATGGATATAAATAAGCGTCAAGCACTTTTTTAATTTATTTGAATTAATTCTGCTTCTTGATAAGGGATATGGAAGAAAGGTTCTTGCAGATGAGGTTCTCCTATGCGAGAGGAGTTCTGTATCTTTCCTATGGTAGAACTACCTACCAGATCACCATCCATAAACCAAGCCTTGGAACAATTAGTATTAAAGACTACAAAGATAAGCTCATGATCTTTATATTCTTTCTTCCATTTATTAATTAGTCTTTGCTTCCTCTCAGGTATCCTTACTTCCCTCCAAGAAGAAGGCCAGACATCCCCCCATTGATTTTTAATCTCAACCTCAAAGAAATAATTCTTACACGATCCATCTACATGATAAAGCTTGGCAGAGATATCAAAGAAGTAGTCTTCTCTTTGTTCGATATCTGTGTAACCTTGTTGAGACAGGTAGTTACTCATTGCATCTTTAGCTTTCTGATCGTTAGCCTTGTAGGATTTCCTATCAAACTTTCGATTGTTATGTCTCATCAGTGTGTTTCCTTCCATGTTGTACCAGCTTTGTACTCACAATCCAGAGGACATCTCATCCCTAGTGTGCTTGTTGTTTCTATCATGGCATCCTTGGTTATCTGTCCAAATCTTTCCACATCTTTCTTGGCTACTTCAAATTGGTATTCATCATGGATGGAAGCTACCAGCTTGACATCAAGACCAGATTGTTTTATACGACTAGTCATATTAATAAGCCAATCCTTACACACAACAGCCCCTGCTCCTTGTATGAGGGTATTAAGAGCACTGTGAGGGCTTCTTATATGGAGGTTCCTTCCATCCACTCCTTGTATCACACCTTCCTCTGCCTCCTCTAAGATGTCGTTACGGATCTCTTTCAAGGCCGGCATATTCTCTAGAAATCTATTGATAAGAACCTGTGCCTGTGCTTTGTTTACTCCTACTATTTGCCCTATCTTATAGGCTTGTGCTCCGTATAGCCAAGCATAAATAAAAGTTTTACATTGATCTCTGTCTGTTATTCCAGCCATCTTCATATTTCTTGTGTGAATATCTCCATTCACAAGCTCATTGGTGAACTCTTTATCATTCATGAGATGAGCCAAGCATCTAAGTTCCAGACCAGAGGCATCTGTTCCCACCAGAGAATGTGTTTGAGGATTCCCCACTGTCCAGCAATCTCTACACTCTTCCCCAAAGGGGGATCTCACAGCCGGGACATTTGCCATGTTGGGAGACATATGTGCCATACGTCCAGTGATAGTTTTCAGAGTAAGAACTCTGCCATGTACTCTCCCTGTCGTGTCATCATAGGCATCTATCCACCCCTGTATCTGAGCTATTCTTTTTTGCAGAAGAAAAAACCGTGAGAATTTCTTGGCCTCTTCCATGTCAATTTTATTTAGAATCTCTTCATTGATCATGGGTTGCTCTGATTTAGGTGTGAATTGTTTTGGCTTCCACCCCCTCTTCTTTAGACGGTCTGCAATTTGTTGTCTACTTGCTATGTTGAATGGAATCTTCTTGATCTTTGTCTTTAACTTGATCTTAGTGTGAGAGAACTCTTGCAAAGACCACTCTGTTAATTCCTGTGCCTCGTCTGATAATCTCCCCAGAAGTCCTATAGTTTTTTGTATGTCCAAGGCAAAGCCGTTCTTCTCCTGCTGATCCAGAATAGCTCTGGTCTTATGTTCTAAAGCAATAGCATAGGAGGAAAAGTCTTTACCCTCATTGTTTAAACGGTCATACACTTTCTCAGTTAGAAGCACATCATTCTTACAATACTCTAACATATCCTCTGTGTATTCAGAATAATTATCACATTCCATCTTGGGGAACTTTAATCTTTTTCCCCATGCAGCTAAACTGTGTCCGTCCTCTCTTACTGGATTAAACAATTGTGACATTATCATTGTATCTTTTATCTGGTTCAATTTTATATTTGTTCCCAACAATCTATTCAGATGAGGGGCATCAAAAGATATTCCATTGTGCATGACAAAACTATTCACAGTCTCAGACCAAGGCTTGAACTTATCAAGATTGTCCTGATCCCATATATGTACCTGAGATGTAGAAAGATCCTTGGCTACAATGCAATGGATCTTTGTTGGCTTTAAAGAATCTGTTTCAATATCCAGTACTACATTCATACGGCAAAACTTTCTCCACATCCACATTGAGATGTAGCATT